TATTTACTGTTAAAATCCAGCCTTTTTCCGAATTTCTAACAGTTTATTTTTTCTTTCTCTCGCACTTGCCTTTTTGACATAATGCTTTTTAGTTACATCTGTTCCGCTATGATTTGCAAATTCGCTTGCTAAATCGATTCCAGCTGTTTTTGCAATAAGATTAATACTTGTTTTTCTAAGCGAGTGTGGATACAGATTATCTATTCCCACAAGTTTTCCGATCTTTTTCACTCTGTCTCTAATTGTTGACTTGCTCATTTGCTTAAACACTCCGTTGTATTTAGTTATTAACAAGTATTCAATATTGTCATTTCTACATCTTAACCACTCCTTTATTAAATTTATTGTTTCCTCGAATATTGCAAACTCTACAATCTTTTGTTCTTTTTCTACTATTCCAAACATTATTCCATTCTCCAAATCAATATTCCCCAATTTTATCGACTGCAATGCACTAATTCTACAAGCTGTATCAATAGTCAAAGTCGTTGATTTAGGTCTACACGACTTAAATACACCAGATTCTCGTTATATCTCTGTCGGATTACCTAGCTTGCCAAATTACAAATATGTAAGTTTCTCTGTAGCCCCAGGGGCAAGTTTAACTAACGTAAGTTATTTCGCATACCCAATTGCTAAAATAACAATCCAACCTTTGTTTTTGTTAAAGACTTTTACTGATTTTTTTGTAGCAGTATCGACATAGACATTAAAGTCTAAATTTGTACCTCCGTAAACGGGCGTTACTAAAATATTAGGAACACTATTAAATTCTAATGGAAAATGGCAAGTTTGAGGATATTCAGTAATCAAATAAGATTTCCAAAATAACACTAATCCATTCGGAAATTTTATCCAAGATTCTCCGAATCCAAACAAATTTTCCACTTTGTCTGAAAGCCCAACATTCGTAATATCCACAAATTTAGTAATATCAAAACTCGTACTTGTATGAGTCTGTATACATTTATATATTTTCCCATCTGTTAAATCATTTATGTACCATTTTCCAGCTTCTTTATTTTCAACTTTACTTACATATCCACCTAATGTTTGTCCTATTGCTTGTTTCCAAGTTTCCGCATCTATTGCATTTCCTGCTTCTGTTCCAAATTTTACAATACCCTCTTTTTCTTTTGTTGCGTTGGAAGTCTGATTATCAAAATGTTCCAACAGTTCATACACTTTCATAAAATTCCTTGAAACTTTTCTTAAATCAGCGACTGTATCTAATTGAAACAGTTCAAATAATTCATTTTGAGTAGTTGCAGGTATAAAGGTATTTTCATTTATATTTTTTATTAAATCTAGTGTTGATTGTTTCATTTTTTCTCCCTTCATTTAATATACAATTTTTATGTCGTACCAGATTGGTATAACTTCATAAATCAATTCCAGCCAGTAATCTAAATATTCTTTATCTACAGGGCTAGAACGAAAATCTACAATGTACTGAAAATTATTTTTATCATTCGTTATTGTTACATTGTCGTTATAGATAAAATATAGTTTCATTGTATCTCTAAAATTCCGTAAAGTAGTTGTACGCCTTAAAATACGTTTGGAAATGATTCTGTTTATTTTAAAAATTGTTGATAAATTTTTACTTGATATTAATTTATAATGTTCTTCAAAATCTTCTAAAACTTCATTTCTTGCCGTTATAAATCTTCTGTTTTTTACTAATGTTCCAATTATAAATTCCAGTGATTTTAATTCAAGATCCGCAAAATGAAATACATCTTGTATAAGATTTGAATTTCTGAATATTCCCGGAAGGGAATTTATCATACTGTTGTAGTAATCATTTTTAGCAAGATTGTATATAACATCAGCATAATCATTGTCGTATGAAAAAATTAACGGGAACTTTTTTTCAGTAATTTTTTGTGTAAAGTTTACATAATCATCCAATCCAACGAAAAATAAAAAATCACTCACTTTATAATTTAATAATTCTGATACTGTCATTTCAGATAATTTATTCGTATGTTTCACAAAATTTGCTACTTTAGGATTGCTTTTGATTAAAGCAAAATCATTATTTCTACCATCATTTACGAAATCTTTTACATAGAAATTTGATAATTCGCTTATATTAAAATTATCTTTTATATATTCAACTGACTTCTGGTGTACATTTTTTACCATTAGTTTCTAAATCCAATCACATAAAAATTTTTGGCGATTTCATATTGCATTAAAGCATAAATTATAACCTCATCTCTTGCGTCAAAAGTAGCATAATTTATTAAATTTCCACCAGTTATTGAATCATAAATTCCAATTCCTATTACACGCCCCCAGTCTTCCCTTGCTTCAGGAAATTTTACTGAAGCCAAGTTACTTGTTTCATTCGATGTTGTCGACCCAAAATTTATAGCCCTTCTTGCATACGAAGATGAAACAAGCTCTGTAGCATTTTCTTTTCCATTTTCTCCCATTGTAACTGCTGTCAAAAGCCCAGCGTAATATGTTTTGCCTTCAAACAGTGTATTCAATATTTTAGCTTTTGCTCCTAATGTGAATCCGCTCATTTTTCCCTCCTAAAATTAATCTAAAGTTTTTAGCGTTATATTTAAAACACTTATTAAATCTTCATCTTCTAATATAATATCCTCTTTAGTGTTATTAATATCTATATTTGAAATTTTCTTAAATGCTTTTATTTCTAACAACTTATCAATTACTTCCGCATAATAAATTCTATTCTCTTCAAATAATTTATCTAAAAACACTTGATTTAAAGTACTTTTTGTAAGTTCAATTGCACTTTGCTCATTGTACTCCTTGTTTAATATAGCTTCAAATGTAAGACTTATACTTTTCTCTTTGATAGTTTTTACCGTAAATTCCGCGTCTGTTATAATTTCATTATTCAAATATGATTTTATATCGTTCAGCTCTTCATCTTTTAATTTCATCCTAGCTTCGCCAATTCCAATAATTTTAGCTGTTCCTTTACCATTCCATCTTGGAATTACTCTTAATTTCTTCACATTCTTAAATTTATTTAGTATCATTTCTTTAATCATATTTGCATTGTAATTTACACTTGGGACTGATAATATTTTTCTTCTTCTCTCACGCAATTCTGCGTCATTCTCTTCGTCTGTTCCATCTGAAATAATATTAAGATTTTCTACTTTTTCAAGTCCAACATAACTTTCAGAGAATTTATTTATTTCTCCGATTCCACAATTTCCAATTATTCCAGCGATATTTGCAACAACATTAACATCGCTATAGCCAACTGTTCCAGTTTCTTTGTATGCCACTATTTTCGATTCAGTAATAGTGTATGTGCAATTATTACTTACTACTATCATTCCTTTTTGAATCAATGCACCGCTTGCCCCATAAATTCTAACCGTTCCAGTTGCTACATTTGCCTTTTTCCTAAAAATATAGTCTTCTTTACAAATGCTGTCAAGATAAATGCCTTCAGCCGTATCGACATTGTAGTTCTTTGACATTTCATCATATAATTTCTGTTGCACAATTAATTCCGTGGAAAATGCTCTCACAATATCTGCCGTAAAACTTCCGGGGGTGTCACTATACTTAATCATAAATTCACCATTAAATATATCTGATACCAAGCTATTTATATCATTTTCATAGACATCTATATCTTTTCTAGTTACCATTTCTTCACCTTCTTCCGATTAAAAATTCTTAAATTCAAATGTTTCAGAAATGTTCAACGTTTCTTTTTCTCCGCCTTTTAATACTATATCGAACTCAAAACTTAGTTTATCTTCTTTAAATTCAGAATAATAATTTATAATTGATTTTATATAATCGTGTTCTTTCAATGCAGATATTACCTCTCTTTTAATCTCACTTTGAGCATAATCTTGATACAGAGGATTTATGCCTTTGTATTTGTTAATTCCTACGCCAAATGGAAATATATCCCTATAGTACACTCTCCAAGCATTTTTAGTAACAATCAAACATTTAATAACCCATTGTTTAACAATTTCCTTTTTTGTTGTTAAAAGAACTGGGGTTCCTTTTTCATAAACAAAATCACCTTTTTTAAAGTCCCATTTCAAATCAAAATAAACTTCAGAATTGTCATATTCCAAATTTTTGGTACTAGAATATATATCAAGAGCTGTAATCGCTGAATTAGGTAACATCTTATCCACCTGCCTTATTATAATAATAAGCCTTGTCTACCAAATAAAACTTTTTCTGATTTTTAAATTCATTTAAGATGACTTCATCTCCAACTTTTAACTCATCAGTCCACTTATTTGTTCCACTAGCTTTATATGTCCCTTTTGCCGTTATCTTATTATGTGTATTTCCGCCAGAATCCATGTTCTCACTATCAGTCACATCGATTTCAATATTCCCTTCAACTTCAAATTCTCTGGTATATCCTGCTACTTTTTCAAAAGCTACAACAATTCTATCCGCCTTTAATATTATTCTTTCATCAATTTGAACTTCTAAATTTGGAGGTGCTTTTACAACTTTTCCCAAAAAAGGCCCATTCCAATCAGGATTGCCAAAATTTTTCCTTAAAATCCGAGCTAAATTATCAAATGCCTTATTAGGTTCTGAATGTTTTGCTTCTTCAGGTTGCAACATTTCTTTATCCATAAAAATCACTCGCTTTCTCCTTCATTTTCTTCCAATTCTGCTACTAAATTTAAAGTTAAGCTCATAAAATATATCCCCATTCCGTAAAAACTGTATTTTTGACTAAAATTATGATTCACACTTTTAACTTCAAAAACTCCAGCAATACCGGTACTATTTTTAGGAATCTTAACTAAATCTCCTGCTCTTAAAACTGGTACTCCAGGAACTGTCAAAGTAAATGTTTTCTCAAGTTTATTTTTTTCTTTTAAAACATTTACAGCTTTTATAGGTTTTTTCTCTTTTTGCTTCTTTTTCGATTTTTTACTATCTTTTGCACTTTTACTAAATTTTTTATTAGCTTTATTATCTTTTTTACTAGAACTTTTGCTACTTTTTTTATTTCTTTTTGTGTTTTTAGCCATTACTTCTTACCTCTTGCTTTATTTCGTTTAGAAGTTTTAACCTTAGTTTTTTCAGCTTTTTTATTATTTTTCTTGTCCTCTTTTTTATCAGTTTTATTGCTTTTAGTCTTTTCTCTACCTTTTTTAGCTGACTTATCTTGATTGTTCTTCTCTTGTTTAACCATATATTGTAGCAATCCATATTTTTTGATATTTTCTTCATCTCTCGCTGTATCGACTTTATTCATTTTTTCATCATCCCCGTCTACGACAATGACACTATTTTTCATATTTTCAAAACTTACTGAATAATTAGGATCTTTTATAAAATTAAAAATATTTACAAATCCATCACCAATAGAAATTTTATATTCCTTGGGTTGTATTTTACCGTCTAAATATTTGTCGCTATTTCGTTTAGCAAAATGAAAAGCATTATCTGCAAAATAAAAATACCAATTTTCCTCGAAATCTTCTTTTATAGTTTCTATTATTTTTTTAATAATATCGGCAATACTTTCCTTGTAATAATATTCATCAATTTTCACGCTGCAGGGTTCGATAGTTCCAACAGGCATATCAAATTCATTTAACATCTTTTTTATACATTTGTCCGCTTCTAAATTATCAAATTGAAATATTTCAGATATTCTTGAAATATAAAAAGCTGGGTCATAAGCTGTAAATTTAGGAGCCTTGCTGTTTACACTAATTTTAGGAATTATCCCTTGAAATATCAGAGTTTCCATATTGTCATAAAGTTCCACAAAATAAGCTCCTTCATCCAGATCAATCGTGTGATACGGCATATCTTCCCTATAATTGTAAGCGAGTTCAAACTCCATTTGTGCTGTAATATTGTCGATACTGCTTGATAACTGAATATTATCTTTTACAATGCTTGTCAAATCATATCTTTTACTGTCCGGATCAGTTACTATTATTTTCATCTTTACCACTTACCTTGTAAAATAATTTTTCTTCAGTCACCTCAGCTTCTTCTATATCCGAAAACTCTGGAAACTCTTCAAATTCAATATCAAAATTTAGTGTTCCGATAGCGTCAAAACTGCACTCAAATTTATTCACAGTTGCAAGAAAATTCAAGTCAACAGGATTTAAAATAGAACTAAGAGTCCCTTTCCCTAATTTCCCTACTAAAATAACCCGTATCGGCTTATCAGATATTTCCAGTGATTTAAATAACAGGAATGTTGTAAACGGGTCAAGCAAATGGTGTGCCGCAAATTTATATTTTTGTTCCGGAATAAAAGAACTAAAAGCTAGAGACTGTAATTTCTTCTTATTTTTAAGTTTTAATATGCCATTTACGGTATCTATACTTTCCCATCCACCGATACTTTTAAATTTCATCTCACTGGGCGGAACTGGAAAAAGATAAAATTCTTTTAATTCTGATATCTTACTATTTATTTGTGAAAACAAGGCATTTCCACCTGCTATACTGTCAACTTTTCCTTTTAAATCATTCAAACCACTAGCTAACATTCCTTTCGCTTTTTCAATGAAATTGTTGTCACCAAGTTTTTGGGATAAAAAATCCATTGTGTTAAATGATTTATTTCCTAAAAATTCCAGCTCCTTATAATCAACATTCTCGTCAAATTTAATAAATATTTTATAATCCAGTAGTCCCATAACCTATCCTTTCTGCAAACTTGCCGCAATTTTATTCGCTATCGCATCCCCGCTAGGAGCCGCTGGAACATTAACATTAATTTTAATAGCCCTTACTGCTCCTACAACTTCTCCTAATTTCCCAACAATTGCACTTCTAGTGGAAGCGATTTCACCTTTCAATGCGCTAATCTGACCTTTGATTTCTCCTAGAATACTGTTTCTAGTAGTATCAAGCGGATTTCCTTTTATATCTGCACTCACTTGTTTTACTGCTTGCTGTAAATTATTAAAAGCCGCAGGATCTATTTTCATTTGAGTATTCACAAATGAACCAGGATCAACTTTCATCTGCATTTCATTGAATGCGCTTGGGTCTATTTTCATTTGGGTATTTGCAAGCGAAGCAGGGTCGATTGAAACTTTAGCTGTCGGATCAAGTTTTACTGTCTGCGATTGTGTATTTGCCAAGGGTTGCTGCTGCGGCATTTGTGGCATCTGCATACCCGCAAATTGACCATTAGCACCCATTTGTGCCATTTGAGTGTTAATTTGAGCATTTATATCAACCTGTTTTTGAGTGGGTTTCGATGCTTCGTTATTCAAGTCCTCCATACCCTTTTTGACTTCATTTATTGCTTCAGTAGCTTTTTGTGCATCATCTTTTCCAAATAACTTCTTAAAGAATCCACCAACTTTAGAAATAACATTCCCAAAAAATAAAAAAGTTTGTGTAATCGCTCTTACTGCACCTCCAAGTACAGTACCAATTATTTGTGCCAAACCAACTAAAAGAGGCATTATGAATTGCAAGGCTCCCCCAACTACACTAGCTATTGTACTAAAAGCACTTGATACAGTGGCAGAAAAAGTTTGCCCTTGTGCTCCAGCGAGTCCCGCCGCACTTGCAAAACTTCCAAAAAGATTAATGATAACTGCAAAAACTGCATTAAAAACAGCTCCTAATATTGATATTCCAGCTCCTATTCCAGAAAATACCGCCGTTAATACACTTCCAAGCCCTTGAAAAGATGCCCCAAATTGACTTGCATTGGCTTGAATTGTTTGGAAAAACCCACCAATTACACCTGACCAGCTGCTAATATACGGCATAAAGGACTGTCCTATGCTCGAAAAAGCCGTCCCTATTGCCGGAAGAGCTCCTTCAAAACTTTGAACCATTTGTGTCGCCATTGGAGTTATCGCTTGTCCTGCATCTATCATTCCTTTTGCCATTGAAGCCTTCATCCGATTAATCGAAGGTCCTATTCCTTGGTCCATTTGCTTATACGCCTGTTCAGTTGCGCCATCAGAGTTTTGCATTTCTTTCATATTTTCTGCAAAATCTTTAGCATTTTTTCCAGTAACAGACAAGGCAAATGACCCCGCTTCAACACTTCCAAAAAATTCATTAATATTTTTACCACTTTTTTGTGCACGCTGATCCAATGCCTGCATAGCAGTCTGTAAATTTCCACCTTGTGCTATAAAATCTTTAAACGATTTACCTGTTGCGGCTTTAAATTCTTTAGAAGCCTTTGACGAACCTTTTGAAAATTCACTAAACGCAGCTTTCATCTGTGTCATTGTCTCACTTGTAGGTGTTCCTTTTGCCGTCATAGTTGCTACTACAGCGGTCAAATCACTAAACTGTACTCCTAAACTACTTGCTACAGGAGAAACTTGAGCAATACTACTCGCCATTTCGCCAAAAGTAGTTTTACCTTTTCTTACCGCCGTAAACATTAAATCACTTGCTTTTTTGGCACTTATATTCTTAGCACCAAAGGCATTTACAACCGAACTTATACCATCCACAGCAATTGCTGTATCATTCAGACCAGATGCTATAGTTGCTTGCTGTGCTACATCCAAAAATCCCTTAACATCATTAGCCGCAACACCAGCGGATAAAGCCTGATACATCGAAGCGGAAATATTATCAGCTGCTTGTCCATACTTTTGAGATAAATCCAATACATCTTTGCTTAATTTATCTTTAGTTTGCTGTGAAGCATTCGGTAACATCGTGTAAACCATGTTCATTCCCTTTTGGAATTCTCCTGAAGCTTGTACCGCTTTTATACCGAACCCAGCAGTTGCAGCAGTAAGGGCAGCTACTCCGACGACAGCTGCTCCAACAGGTCCTGTTGCAAGTCCAGCAATTCCACTTAATGCAGAACCTAATGCTCCTACTCCACCACCACTTGCACCAGCCTCAGCCGATGCCTTCGCAATATCCTTTAACTTGCCAGCAAAATTTCCTATACTTCCACCAAGACCCCCGGTCAGAAAAGAAAAAGCCTTTTTTCCAAGACTTCCTATTTTTTTCAAAGGTTCTATTAAAAATTTAAGTTTTCCGCCTATCGCACTTATAAGCGAAGCCACTTTACCACCAAAAGCTTTCATTAGTGAATTTCCTGTTCCCTCGGCAGCAGGTTTTACTTTCTTGATTTGCTCTCCACTTTTTCCCGCTTCGTCCCCTAGTTTTTTCACATCATCAGAAGCCTTTTTAGAATTACTGGAAAGTTTTTCTGTATCTGTTGCGGTCTTTTGTGCGTCATCTCCTAGTTTTTTTACTTTTTCTCCTGAAGAGTTAGCACTATCTGCCGCTTTTGATAAACTTTCTCCTAATTTTTCATTACTAGCCGAGCCCGTTTCAGCCGCCTGTGACAATTCTCCGAAACTTTTTGCAAGTGAACTGAATTTTGATATAGCTTCGTCTATCCCGTCAACCTTGACTTCCATAGCCACGACATTTCCACTATCCGCCATACAACATCACCCCCATTTTAGAGTATTCGGAAAATCTCTCATTTTCTTTTTCCTGTAAAATCTCATAAGCCGCTATGTAATAATCCCAAATATAGCCGTCATGTATTTGGTTAAAATCAGCAGGTGTCCAGCCCTTTTGCATATAGTAAATAATTGCATTAAGTTCAGAATCAAAAATATTTTGACTTATTTTTTTTTTAATTCTACAACATTTGGGTTTTTACTGCTTTCAAAAAGAGCGGTCTGTTTATTTATAACCAAAATTAATATTTCCATAATCTCATTATCGGTAAAAAAACTTTTAATAATCCCTGCTCTGCTTTGTGCTTTTAATTCCACCATCAGCTCCCCTGACAAATCTGTAAAATTAGGTTCCACGAAAGTATCAAATAAATAATCGCAAATAACAGCATTTGATTTTGTAATTTTTTCGGCAAATATTCGTTCTATTTCTTTTTTTGAAATAGTAAAATCCGTAATTCCAATTTTACCGCAAAGCTCTATAAAGGCTTTAAAGTCAGGAACTTTTAATTTAAAGACAGTGTCTTTATAGCTTTCTAAAGTAAATTCTACCAATGATTTTTCTTCACGAATTTTATTCGCTTCTTCACGCCTTTTCAATAATTCCTTTAAATCCATAACTTACTCCTTTCTTTCTAAATTAACTCAACCGCTTTAAGATTTATTGGAAGATAACCGATTTTCAATTCTTCGTCCATTTCTTCCCCACGCTTAGCTTCTATAGAAAACCCGTCCTTATTCCAGCAGTCAGTAATTCTAATTGCTTCAGCACCTGCAACATCAGGGTCGTCAACTTGGAAATATAATTCAAAATACACTTCATTCCCCTTAGCTAATTTTGTAAATTTCTTAAACCAATTTGAATTTAACTTATATCTTTTAATAGTGCCCTCCCCACTAGCACCGACAATCTTTTCACCTTTCTGCCCACCAGGAAGCCAAACTTCTTTTCTCTCTATTTTAGTCTCTATTTTCACTTCAGACACTTCCGCAAATACTTCTCCATCAATCATAAGCGTTCCATGTGAGCCAGAGATTACCTGATTTGCCTTAAATATATCCATTCCTTATCATTCCTTTCCTAACTTTGAATTATAGCTTTTCCAAAAAAGTCTTCCATACAGTCAAGCGGCATTAATTCATCACATCTTGCATAAACTACATCAACAGTATTAATTCTACGAAGTTTAGCTTCACTCATTTTATCCACTTCTTCCTTCGATATACCTTTTTCTGTCATCAAATATAATTTGTGCCGCTCCACATCAATATCAAAAGAATTTGAATAATCAGGGTCTAATATTCCTTGATTCATAAGACTTTGAGTGTAGGCATTGACCGCATTTAAAAAAGCCATTTTATTTAAATAGCCATTTAATCTTGCACCTTTATAGTCATTCCAAGATTTTTTCAAATCTTCAATTATTGTGAATAAACTTCTTACGACTTTAACCTTGCTGAATCTACGCTGTCTAGTAGTATCGGGCGTTATAAACGAAGTAACTCCACGATTAATCACATAATAGCTGATTCCGCTGTCATCTTTTTGCACATTGACTGCTATTTTTCCTTGTTTAGTTATTTTACCTGGTTCTGCTGGAACATCACATTTTTCCAAGAATCCCATTTTCATATTTGTGATACTTCTTGAAATAGGACATCCCGCTTCCATACTAGCAATAGCAAGTGCAAATTCTTTATCGCTATATGTATGACCGTTCACAGTTGCTCCTGTTATGCCGCAATTTACCACTGCATGATGGTCTGGCACTTTATCCGAAGCAACAAATACAAAAAAGTGGGCCTGGTCAAAATCCAGTGCCAATTTCCCCAATTCTGTATTATGTCTGCTCTTAGCATAGCTTATTAAATTATCTGTCTCGCTTTCTGTTGCACTTGGTATAACTACACTGTCAACTCTACTTTCCAAATCACTCAAGACATCTGATATTTTTATTGATTCTCTTTCATCTTCCTTTACTCTTTTAACAATAACTTTATAAGGGCTTCCAACAAATGCCAAATCTTTTAACAAGTTAAAATTTTCAGTACTCCAGTCTGTCTGTCGCACATCCCCTCTGCTGTTAAAAGTGTAATCCCTGTCATCTTTTGTACTGTCAAACAGCACTACTCCTATGACTCCTTGCTCACTTCTGGCAATGGCAGTTCCTGCTCTTTCTTCGATTTCCAAAACAAATTTTGGACTTCCGTTCATTATTCATCACTCCTTTTATTTAAATATATATTCTTAGCTGGACTATATTCCTTCATATTGTCAATTGCATATTTTATTGGAAAACTTGTATCAAATGTCCCAGTTATAAGACATATTCTCAAAGTTTCTTTTGCTTCTACTGATTTCAGTTCTCCAAATTGTAAACTCATTTTTTCAGAAAAGAATATTCTCCTGTTCTCATCTAAATCTTGTATTTTCTTTTGAATATCCAGCGCCTGTAAAATAAAGTTCCCCAAGTCATCCTGCACTTTAGGCTTTATGATATAAAAATTTAGCATTGCACTGTATTCTTTAGCATTTTTCACAATAATTCCGTTTATTTCACAAATTACTGAATTTATCACAAAATCCTCGGCTTCCAAGTCATCTGTTATATAAAACGCATAATCAGGATAATTTTTTTCCAGCTCTTCCTTAAATTTTTTAAATACTATGTCAAACATCACATCAGCTCCTAAAATCTATAAATCCGTCCATATCTATTGTCGTTCAAAAGACTTGAACCGCTGCCATCTTCAGAACTTCCTTTCAAACTTTCCAGCAACTTATAAAGCGTATCTCTCTTATCTTCTGAAATTTTTTCTTTTTCCAAACTTTCATATATTTTCCAAGCCACATAAAGCTCATTCAATACTCTTTTTGTTTCAGAATCCAAAAATTTATATTTCTCATCACCTATAAAAATCGTTACAAAAATTTTACAATCTGGGACAAGCTGATTATTTATATAATCAACAAATTCTTGAGCCGTCCTTTTTGAATATCTGCAAACTTCAATAGATACGACTTTAGGAATATAGGATATTTTTTCTAACAACTTTTCATCAAGTTCAGGAGCAGCTCCATTTTCGGAAGTTCCTCCCACTTTTTCCAGCATAATCAATCACTTCCTATTTTGAGTTGGGAACAATGGCGATGCTGTCCACATTAGAAATTTCATATCTGACAATAAAATCTTTAATAGCAACTACTGGAGCAAATGCTGATTTGCAGAACATTTTAGCTCTTGCAGTCTCTTTATTGGCAGCTGTTTCATTCAGTATTTCCTGTCCAACAAATACAAAAGGTTTTCCTGTCGCATCCACCGCTTCAAGTGCCGCAAATACAGGAACTAAGGCATTGTCATTTGATAAATAAATCATATTGTCAGTTGCAATATCTACACCATTAAAGTCTTGAGCTGTTCTCAACTTAGAAATTCTTTGTCCTAGCAAGTCTAAATAAACTTGTTTTTCATCAGCAGATAATCCAATTGAATTGGAATAGGCTTTTGCAACTTCAATGAATTCATTGTTTTTGATTAACTTATCAAATAAAGTTCTCCCTAATTCAATTCTGTCCGGCATTACCCCATTTTTTTTCTCATAGTCGTCAATTATGTCAAAGAAAAAAGTAACCCAGTTATTAATTTTCTTGGCATCTTTTGCAATCGGATTATTGAACTTAAAATCAATTTCAGTTTGAGAATTTGCTTGAACATATTTCCCTTGCAAGAAAGCATTAGCAGCCATTTTTTCCTTAGTTTTCAACATTGCATTTTTCAACTTTAAAAGCAATCTGTCCTCCTGATATTTTTGCGGATCAACCATTTGACCATTAATAAAGGTAGCAGTTCCACCATTCATAATAGGTTTTAATTCATAAGAAGCGGCCACAATATCAGGCGTAATTGCCATACTTTCCATACCATTTACCTTTATGAAAGGAATCTCGCTCCCACGCTCAATAATACTTGCTTCAACCAAGTAATCATTCAAATCTTTTAAAAGAATAGTTTCATTGTCGCTCATATATTCAGGATTTGCATTTCCAAATCTGTCCAGATAGTGCGTCTGCACCTTCGGCTCTACAACCGCATATAAAGCCATTAATTTTAATTGTATATCGTTTAACATCTATAATCATCTCCTCTGTTATTTTGCTTCAATATTATCAAATCTTACATTTATTCCGTATTTATCCAGGTTATCAAGTGCCGCATAATCTGTATCAGTCACTCCAACAACAAGTTTTCCATCAATATCACTAGCTCTTACAACTTGAATCTTAACATCTTCAGTTGTCGCATCCACATCTTCATCCGCACCGACATAAAAAGTTTTTGGCAACTTACCTCCAGGTGTGCTGGAATCATATTTCTTATATTTCCCAGTAGTTGTATCATAAACTAATGCCTGACCGTATTTTATAACTTCACCTTGTGCCAATGTAACCGTTTTTCTTGGAAAAAACTCATTTAGCACAATATCTTTTTTCTTATCTTCACCATAAAATTTAACTCTATTTTTCACATCCACCACTCCTTATTTAATATTATTTCTAGCTTTATATCCTGCTATTTCATCGGCAATCATTTGCTGCTGTCTTGAAACTTCGTCATTATCGCTGCCAAACTCCAGCGGCTTATGCCCACCAAAACTTGGCAAGTTTTCAAACAGTTTAGATAAAATATCGCTCGACTTAACTGACTGGTTATTGCCATTTACAGAAAATTCAATAACACCGTCATTATTTTCAAAAGATTGTTTAACAAACTCTTCAATCCCTAATTTTTTCAAGGCAGGTGTTATCTTGTTAGAATTTTTCAACATAAATTCTCTTATTTCCTGCTCCCTTGCAAACTCTTTTTTAACTTCCGCTCTAATTTCGTCTTCAGTTTTATCAGGCCCTTTATCTTTTGGAATCTCAACTTTTTTCAATTCTTCTTCAGACAAGGTTTTCAATACTTCATTGACTGCTTTTATCTTGTCTTCACTTCCAGCTTCCAACAATTTTTTCAAAAATTCTTCAAAATTCATTCCGTCTTTCCCTCCATTATTATTTTTACCTTCGGCACTTCCACCGTCGCTAAATTCAATTATATTATTTTGATTAATCCAATCCATCTCAAATCCTTGAGAAAACTCTCCATCGGCAAAACTTCCGCTATTGCTGACAGCAGGTTCAACTCCAACAGGAAGTGCACCAACACGAGTTATCTCCCCATTTTCAATCTCAACAGAAAGCCTGTCGACCTTACGGTTCTTAAATTCTTTTCTGTCAAAGATTTCAACATTATCAGCAACTATCTCATCGCCTTTAATATTTATATTTTTGAACTTCCCAATAACCGGAATTTCATTTCTCAATACCCCAAGTTTTGTAAACTCGCTTGTATGATAAGGAATTATATCCAGCTCTTTCTTATTATTGACAAGACTAGCCAAATGCTTATTATCCCATTTACCTTTGTTGCCGTAATCCCCAGCTTTAAATAGTACAAAAGACATCTTTTGCTCCTTTCTTCTTAAAAAATTTATATAATAAAAAAATCACGACTAAATTAATAATCGTGACCTTTGTAAAATTTAATTATTTCTCTAATTCGTGAATGTCATGATTCATGAATTGCATTCTGCCTATAATATCTTTTTTAATTTCATGTAGCACTTTAAGGCTTTCATCTAGTTTCTTCATCTCTTGAAACAGATGCAGTCCAAACTCAGTTACACCTTTCATTAAAATTATATCCTACTTTTGAAGAAAATGCAAAAAGTCTTATAAAAATAATTTCTTGCTAACAAGATAATCATTAATAATTTTTTTCAAATCCTCTTTATTTTTATCACTGATACCGCTAAACTGCCGCTTAGGAATAGTTACCGATTTGGCAAAGTAATCAGTGCCGCCGACTTTAAAATGCAGAACTTTAGCATTCTTAGGCGTTATAGTTCCACCTCTATCGTGAATCCCTGCATAAACTAAATTACTGAATATTGAAATACTGTTTCCCTTTATCGTCGCTGTCCCCAGAGATCCTTTAAGCATTCCTGTGTCATTAAGCGGCTTCCCTTTTCTGATTTTCAAAGAGGCCCACGCATTTCCCTGATAATCAGTTCCGCTGTCAAACCTTTTTCGCATTTCGTTTTCCATATAAAATGCTATTTCATCAAACATTTCTTCCTTACTAACGCTTCCAAGTCTTTCCTTAAAACTGGAACCTACACTATCAAGATTGGTTGTTATAGTAATTCTCATAATAAGTCCTTTCATAAAAAAATCACAGCTAAATTAATAACTGTGACCAGTTTTCAGTAGCTATTCGTACCCGTACTCTTTTTCTTCTTCCGCTGTCAAAAAACCGTCATTAGCCGAATCGAATGCCTCAGAAATTATTGCTTTTATTCTTTCTTTTGGCGTCATTTTTGCAAATCTTGCATTTCTTTCCTCTTGAGTTTCTTCAGGTTCAAACATGTCATCAGAAATACCTTCTTCAAATATTTTTAGAGCTTCGGTTAATGATTTTTTTCCTTCCATTCTTTCCACAACCTTTCTATAAACTTCCCTACTTCATTCGCTATTTCTCGTGGTTTCGGATTATTGTTGTATTCGCTCCATACTTCCGCAACAAATTCTTCTCTCTTCGTTAGAGCATACCTTGATAAACCTTCTTTTATTTCTTCCTTATGCCATTTAAAGAAATCTTTTACATTTTGTTTGTCAGAAATATCCAACAATTTGTCAATTTGATGTCCAAATTCATGATCAAAAATAGATTTCATTGTATCACAGCCAACAGGTTTCCATCCGTTAGCAACTTGTCTTTTTCTTTCAGCAATTACATTATCATAATTGCTATAGTAATTTGAGTTCAATGATATTCCAGCATATTTGTTTATTATTTCTATAATTTCATTTTCAGCCGGATCATCCCCAAACTTAACACCATACAAGGCTTCCGCTGTTCGATTATTCTTAATTTTCAAGCTACCTAAAATATCGTTTATCATATCTTTCGCCAATCTATTGTTCTTAGCATAATTTCTCAATTCTGCTTCCAGCAATTCATTTCTCTTCTGTATACTTCCGACAAACTTAATCTGTTCCACAACTTCAGGATATTTACTCTTCATAGCCGCAAGTCCACGATTCCACTCATTAGCACAGCGAACATCAATACCAGTATAATCCGCTTTCACTTTCAATACTTTTTCAGCATAGCTATTCGCTTCTTTAACTGTCTTTATCGAGTCAATTATACTACTATCGCCATCTTTTTTCAATGGTTTGGCAACTACAAAATCAGGAATGTCAAACTTATCAGCAAATGCTTCCACCTTTTGCTTATAATTATTTTCAAGCGTTTCTATATAGTCAACATCGCCTATATTATCCGCAAAACTTCCCACATCCAAGCCAATGTCATCACCGCTTACAACTTCACTCGGATCTACTTCATCTTCAGTTAGGGACACGGTATAACATCTGCAATTAAATCCATTTGGCGGAAAGTATTTGTCAGCTTCAGGCGTCCCCACTTTAAATATTTTCCCGTCAAGTTCCTTTGTGTGCTGCTGTTCTCTTCCATCTAAAATACCGCAGTAGCGATAATATGGATAATGTTCTTTGTACTTGTCAACCTTTAAATGAATGCCAGCGTTATAGGCGTGATTCATATTTGTTCTGAATACGGTTTTTAAATATCCCTCATTTAGCTTTAATCCGCTCTCTGACAGTATTTTATCAACATCTTTTTTCCAGTCTTTAAATGTTCCGCCATTCTCGAGTGTGTTCGACATCTGCTTAAATATTTTTTCTGTCACATTGACATCCGTGACCTTCTTTATCCAAAAATACTTTTGCCTTGAATAATCCATTTCTTTTTCCACATCAGTGTATAAGGCGGGATGTTTTTTCAGGAAATTATCAAGTGCGGCATTCTTTGTCTTGGTTCTAGTATTTGCAAATTCTGTTACTCCGTTATCGACCATAGCGGCATTGTCAAATCCCTGCAAAGTCGACATTAGCATTAAATCTTCCAGTATATTTTCATAGTTAAAGTTCAAGTCATAGAAATCTGAAATATCTTTAGCTTTTTCTATCTTTTCTCGTACAGCTTTCAATACATCCTTCTGCCATCTTTTAAAATTATTTTCAACAAATCTGTCAAATCTATCCTGATTCCTTTCAATTAATTTTCGTTTCTCATTTATTTTATTGATGTTCGGTTTTTTTTTACCTTTGGCGAACTCACTTACTTCCGGCTTTTCAACTTCCACCAAGTCAATCACATCCACGCCCAGCATTTCTGCTATCTTATCTTTAGTAAAGGCATATCCGCTCTCCATAATTTTAACTATAGAGTTCACTTTCTCAGTCATAGTTTTCGCTTTCTTATCTTCCAGCTCCAATGTTTCTTTTTCGTCAATCTCTTCGACAAACTTAAAATAAAACTTGCTGGGGTCGTACCCATACAAGACAGAATCCAGCTCGATAAGTTTTTGAATCCAGTCCCTAATCTTTTTGACTTTAGATTCTATCTTATAATTTTGCTGTTCCTTATGAACTTCACCCAAGGCCCTGTTACCGCTATTTCCATCCACTCCAACTACTAATGTACTTCCAAGTAAATATCTCTGCACGGCTTTTGACTTCTCGCTTAATAATTCCTGATAGATTTCAGGTTTCAAGTCATCTAATTTAATAAATTTTATGAAGTCATCAAGCGATTTCTCCCCGGCACTCGGTACTGCCAGCACATCTTTACCTTTAGCATTTTTTAAATCTTTAGCCTGTGCTTCCACATCTTTTTGCCTAGCTTTAATAACTTCTGGCGGATCTGTTTCAACAGCAGGTTCATAAGCGAATACCGTTATAATGTCCCCATATTTTTCTATAATCGCATTCAACTTACTCTCCAAATGCTCTTTAGCCTTGAATACTGGAACAAGCGGCAACAAATCTGAACTTCCCTGTAAATTATCCAGTCTTTCTTCATTAACGCAAACTAAAAAACGGTTGGGTTCTTTCGCAATAACAATCTCACTATCACGAGTTTTAATCATCCAACCGTTATCCTTGTTATATTTTATATATTTATTCGGCAACAGTACCAAAGCATCAATCACTGTTCCACCTGTATCATCTTTGCCATAAATAATCTCAAATATAGATTTTTTATATATTTCCGCTCTCAGCACATTTTCCAAAAGTTTAACCATATTAAAATTATTAAATCTTTCTTGAATACTTTCAGCTGTCTCAAAATACTCGGGCATGTCCGTCTCAATTTTCCACTCTTTCGATGTCACACTTTGCGTCATAAGCTGTATAGCCTGTGCCACATCGACATCAGCCAACATCTTCTGCAATGTTTCATCGTCAATATCTCCGCTATAAGAAACAGAACCAAGCGATATTATTTCTTTTACCAAAGCACTCACTACATTTTCCCTGATACTCACATTTCCTCCTTTCTACACACTTATGAATTTTCTGATATATCTTTTTGAATTTTGTATTAAATCATTTATAACAATTCCAGCATAACTGCATACATCGACAGCATCATCGTGTACAGCATTCGGAAATTTTAACAACTGCTCTTCCAATTCCAATAATTTTTCCAACTTCTTATTAAAAAATACTTTGCCATTTTCAAACATAACTGAAATGTTTAATGCTCTAGTCATCTTGTCTGTATCTGCCTTTAATTCTTTTAATGGCATACCTTCACGTTTTGCCTGTTGCATTATTCCTATACCGCTACTCTTGCTCTCTATTGCTTGGAATCGTAAATTATATTTATGCCTATACTGCTTGATTAAATTCCATTGGTCTGGTACTTCTAATCTTTCAAGCATTAAATCAACTAAATACAAGTTCCATTCCCTATCGCACATAAAAGTAGCGATTGCCGTATAATCACTATTTTTTCGAGTACTCATAGCGGTATCTATTGTTTGAAAATAAAAGCAATCTTTCACATTTACATTTTTATCAGAAGTTTTGATGAAGTCATTATCAATATAAAAATATTTAAAGTACTGCCGTTTAAAAAGTCCGCCGTCTTCAATTTGGGGCCTCTGCTGATAAAGTGCCGCAAATTCACGGCTACCTATCGCCTTTTTAATATTTTTAAGTTCTTTAAGCCCATATCGTTCTTTCCACAACGCTTCACCTACATCTCTTCCTAAAATATCATTTTCTTCAGCAATCGCTGGAAGCACAATGCCCTCAAAAACTTCTCCAGTACCGCTTTCCATCTCTTTAGAAATTCTACCGACTAAGTCATCCTCATGCCACCTGGTTTGGATAATTATAATCCCGCCACCAGGTGCCAATCTTGTCCGAATAGTTGACTGATACCAGGCCCAGACCTTGTCTCTTTGAAGTTTACTGTTAGCGTCTTCTCTATTCTTAAACGGATCATCAATAATCGCAATATGCGCCCCCTTACCTGTTGCACTTCCTCCAACACCTGTACTCACAACAGCACCACGATGTTCTGAAATTCCCCAGTTATCACCGGCACTCTTATCCCTGTCGATGATATTATTAAAAATCCCAGTCCCATTTTTACTGTGCTCCCTATAAGTATCTCTTGCTATTTTCCCAAAATCTCTAGCCAAATCCATTGAATAACTCGCAATTATAATCTCATAGTCAGGATTATTACCAATTATCCAAGCAGGAAATTTCTTCGTCATAGTTTCCGATTTAGAATGTCGTGGCGGCATACAAATATAAAGTCTTGGACTTTTACCAGCTTTCACATCTTCCAAAAATTGCTGGGCCTTATCAGTCAAAAACTGTATATGCCTAGAATTTTTATATCTTCCATTCCCATCAAAAATAAGGAAATCTAGCAAATTCCGTCGTGAAAGCTCCTTAATTGCTTCCAGCCGTATCATTTCTATCTTATCCACCCTTACCACCAGCTAACGCTCTTAACTCTTCGATAGTAAGTCCAGAAAAAGGATTAGTATTTAATTGTCCTGACAGTTGCATTTTCTCGATATATTCACCATCCATTTTATTTAATATATCCAATGCCTTCAATCTGTCTTGCAACTTTTCATTTCCATTTTTAATAACTTCCGTCAAAAATTCTCTTCTTTCAATAGCAGTCATTATCCTACTAGTTTTAGTTTTTTCTCGTAATTCTTTTATATATCCCACCAATGTCGTATTTCGTAGTAATTTAGGTGTATTCTGTCTTGCATATCTTTCTTTATATCCAGCTTTTATTGCGGATTTAGTAGCATTTCCACTAGCTACATAA